GGTAATACATCACCACCTGTGCAAATTGACGAAAAGACACAAGCGTGGCAAAAAGCTAATCCATGGTTTGGTCCTGATGACGAAATGACAGGTTTTGCTTTAGCTTTTCATAAGAAACTTGTCAAACAGGGTGTAGACCCTCAAACTGACGATTACTACGAGCGCATTGATGCTCGTATGCGAGAAGTATTCCCCGAAAATTTCGAGGATGAACCGGACGTAAGACCAAAGTCCAACAATGTGGTTGCCCCCGCTACGCGGAGCACAGCGCCTAAGAAAATTAGGCTTACGCAAACACAACTAACGTTAGCAAAACGCTTAGGTCTTACACCAGAACAGTACGCCAAACAGGTTGCATTAGATATGAGGAAGAACAATGGCTGAGAATCGTCTAGATCGAGAACTTAAATCTCGTGAAAAAACGACCCGCAAAAAAGGTTGGAAGCGCCCTGAAGTATTACCCTCACCCAATCCTGAGCCGGGTTACGAATTTCGATACATTAGAGTTAGTTCACTAGGTAACGTCGATGCCACAAATGTTTCTTCCAAACTGCGTGAAGGTTGGGAGCCAGTAAAAGCCTCAGACCATCCAGAGATTACGTTAGTCACAATCGAGAATGATCGGTTTAAAGACAACATAGTGATTGGTGGTTTGTTGCTGTGCAAAGCTCCGGTAGAACTTATCGAAGAGCGTAATGAATATTACCAACAGCAGACGAAATCTCAGATGGAGTCTGTAGATAACAACCTCATGCGAGAGAACGATCCTCGTATGCCTCTTTTCCATGAGAGAAAAACGAAGGTCACTTTTGGTAACGGAACTTAATTTAGGAGCTTAAAATGGCTTATCCTACTATAAGTAGTCCTTATGGACTTATTCCGGTAAAACTGTTAAGCGGCTCTCCTTTTGTGGGTGTTACTCGCCACTTCAAAATCGCAAGTGGTTATTCAACAGCCATTTTTTATGGGGATGCTGTCAAACTCGTTACCGGAGGCACTGTCGAACGTGATACGTTTGATGCGGCCATGACACCTGTGGGTGTTTTCCTCGGCTGTACTTACACCGATCCTAACTTGGGTCATAAGGTGTTTAGGCAGTCTTATCCAGCAAGCACTGTAGCATCTGATATTCAAGCGTATGTTATTGACGCCACTGACGTGCTTTACAAGGTTGCAGTAGTATCTTCTGGTACTACTATCGGTGACCTTGCACAGACCGATATCGGTGCTAATGTTGCAGGTGTAGATAACACTGGTGATTCAGCTTCGGGTAACTCACGTTGCGCGATTTCAGACACTAGTGCTACTACTAGCACTCTTCCTTTCCGCATTGTCGAATTGGTTGAGGAAACTAAAAACAGCTCGGGTGGTTTTACTGAGGCTTACGTTAAGTGGAACGCAGGTCACCAGTACGACAACACGACTGGCGTATAAGGAGATTTGAGCAATGGCTATTTCACGCGCCCAGCTACTAAAGGAACTCCTGCCCGGACTAAACGCATTGTTTGGAATGGAGTACGCAAAATACGGCGAAGAGCACGCCGAAATCTATGAAACCGAAACCTCAGACCGCTCATTTGAGGAAGAGACTAAGCTATCGGGCTTCTCAGCCGCACCTGTCAAAAATGAAGGTGCCGCGATTGAATATGATAGTGCACAAGAAGCGTTCACTGCTCGTTATACGCACGAGACGGTCGCAATGGGCTTTGCTATAACCGAGGAGGCAATAGAAGATAATCTTTATGACTCGTTGTCTGCTCGCTATACAAAAGCTCTTGCCCGTGCTATGGCGTATACCAAGCAGGTCAAAGCCGCCGCTATTCTTAATAGCGCTTTTGACACGAACACTACTTACGGTGACGGTAAAGCACTCTGTGCTACTGATCACCCACTAGTAAGTGGTGGAACCAACTCAAACGAGCCAGCCACTGCCGCTGATCTTAACGAAACCTCTCTTGAGGCGGCTGTTATTCAGATTGCAGGTTGGACCGATGAGCGTGGGCTTCTTATCGCCGCTAGACCCCGTAAGCTGATCATCCCACCCAATCTACAGTTTGTAGCAACTCGTTTGCTCGAAACTGAAGGTCGTGTGGGTACAGCCGATAATGATTTGAACGCGATCCGCAACAACGGATCAATCCCAGAGGGTTATTCTATTAACCACTATCTCACGGATACTGATGCGTTCTTCTTGTTGACTGACGTTCCTAACGGTCTTAAGCACTTTGTCCGTACACCAATGGCTACATCTATGGATGCTGACTTTGATACTGGCAACAGTCGTTATAAGGCTCGTGAGCGTTATTCGTTCGGTGTGTCAGACCCATTAGGCATTTTCGGTTCACCCGGTGCTTAATAAGAGGGGGGCTTAATTGCCCCCTTTCTTTTTGTATGGTATAAAAAATTAATCCCTGACAGTCGCATCCCGTGACTGACACTAGCCGAGACAGGAGATTCACATGGCTAACACTACTTTTAAAGGTCCAGTCCGTTCGGAAAATGGTTTTAAAAACATAGTAGAAAGTTCTACAACCGGTAGTTTGACTAGCGAAATGACTCTTTCGCAGTACACCGCTACGATCACTGTGGCTAATGGTGCTACTACAGGTAAAGAAAGTTCGATAGGTATCCCTTCTAACTTCATACCTATGGGCGTAACTGTTGCCGTAACTACAGCCGCCGCTAACTCAGTAACACTAAATGATATTGGCACTGATGCTGATACAGATGGTTTTGTGGATGGTATTTCTGCCGCTGTAAATAGCACTGGGTTCAAAGGATTTTTCCCTTGCAACGGTGTTTTAGGTATGTCTGGTGGTGCTACAACTGCCGCTACTGAGACAGCAGATGAAGTAGAAGTTGTTCTTTCTGGCGATCCGGGTGGAGACACTGTGGTAGTTCTTAAGTTCTTTGGTCTATCAAGCTCATCAGATGCTTCCTAAGCAAAGGAGTAAACGATGCCTAGATCAGACGTTCAAAGTAAACGAGTTACAAGCACGGGATCTTTAGGTGTTGGACCTGCACGTATAAGGCAGATCCAAATACTATCAACTTCTGGTAGCCCACGACTCACTGTCACTGATGGTAGTGGTGGTAGCACCGTGCTAGATCTGGATTTTGCGGCTTCTGACTCTCATTCTGTAAACATTCCTGATGATGGTATACGGTGTCAGTCGGACGTATTTATAAGTGCGCTAACAAACATCACTGCCATCACAGTATTTTATGGATAAATACTATGCGGGCTTACTATAAAAAAGGTGGCTCGGTAAAAACTCCTGCGTGGAAACGCAAAGAGGGAAAAAGTGAGTCAGGTGGGCTTAACAAGAAAGGAGTCGAAAGCTATCGCCGGGAAAATCCCGGCAGTAAACTTCAGACTGCTGTAACAACTAAGCCTAGTAAGCTGAAAAAAGGTTCTAAAGCCGCTAAACGGCGGAAGTCTTTTTGTGCTCGTATGAAAGGCATGAAGAAACGTAATACCAGCGCAAAGACAGCTAATGATCCTAACAGCCGCATAAACAAAAGTTTGCGGAAATGGAATTGCTAATGGCGTTTTTACAATCAAACATTCCTTATTTTAAATGTTGGGTCCGTAGAGAATATACCCATAACCACACGGCGTACCATGGCGACTTTTTGCACGCTATGGCTATAGCTGTTACCGCGATACCTAATCGCTGTTTGTCATTTCAGGTTATCTTTACTGGTTGCGAAACTGACGATACTGACGAGCCTAATGTTCACGGCGGCGCAATGTGGGCACGTATGCCGATTACGGCGCTTGTAGGAGACACACCTTTTCAAGAATGGCCTGAACCTATGCCGGTTTGGGCGGCTCAACCATGGGATTGTGCGTCCCGCACACACAGCGTTTACGTGTTAGATAGATGCACTCCATGCCCTTGGATGGCAAAAATTGATGGTAAGTTCTATCCAGCAAAATATTACTTCACGGTGGATTATACAGAGTCTGAAATTGCTGATGATCCAGCACAGCATAAACAAGCACATGTGCTTGAGTTACTAGATGCAGGGCAGTGGACAGGAAACATTGTGGCTTTACCTAACAACAGAGTTCGGGTATCACATCCCGCATGGTTTGAAATGGGTGAGGGTGCTCCAGATTTCTTGCCTTCACAACATATTCACTACAGTAAGTCTGATCTAGACTACACGTTAGATGTAAATCAAGTTTTTGATAATCTCTACGCGGAGGGAGATAACGATGAAAAAGAAAGGGTATAAAAAAGGCGGGAACCGTGGTTTGGAAATGAAAAAAGCTCCAGACGGTACAATGGTTCCAGCGTTTGCTATGGACGGTAAAGGTGCTAATGACCTAACCAAAGAAGAAATGCAGGGTGGTGGACCAGTGCCACCTAAGAAAAAGGGTTATTCCAGAGGAAGAATGGTTAACTCTGATGACCCTGAAGAGATGAAGAAGAAAAAGAAAAAGAAAAAAGCAAAAATGAAAAAGCAAAGCCGTAGCAAAGCTATGGATGCTGTGACAGGCACTGGCCCAATGGCAACTCGCAGAATGGGTATGAAAGGTGGTGGCATGGCTAAAAAAGGCAGAGCCAAAGGCGGCAAAAGAGGTGGCAAGGTACGTGGCGCGGGTATAGCTCGTAAAGGCGTTCGTCCAGCTAAGATCATCTGATGCGACGTTATTACAAATCGGGTGGTAAAATATGCCCTAAAGGTAAAGCGTGGGCAAAGCGCACCTTTGATACCTATCCATCTGCTTATGCAAATATGGCGGCGTCAAAGTATTGTAAAGACCCCAACTACGCTAAGGGCGCTAAAGGCAAGAAAAAGGCAAAGAAGTAATGGGTGAGTTGAAGAAGTGGCGTGATCAAGAGTGGGTTCGCATCGGCACTGATGGCGAAATCAAAGGTCCGTGCGGCACTTCTAAAGACAAGAAGAATCCTGATCGATGTTTGCCAAAGAGTAAGGCCCAAAGCCTGTCTAAATCTGAACGTGCTTCTACGGCTAAAAAGAAGAAGCGTGAAGGTAAGAAAGGTAAGACGGTGGTCAAGAACACCAAGCAAGCTGAGGTAAAATTTAGTGGTGGTGGACTTGCTCGTCGTAAGCGGTCTATAGCTCGCGGTTGTGGGGCTGTTATGAACGATAGGCGTAAGAAAACGTTGTATACATAAGGAGGAAAACAATGGAAGTTTTTCAGAATGGAAGGTTCTCCACGGGTGAGCCGGTATACCAGATAGGCACTAAACAAGAAGATGGTTCGTATGTGGTAGCTGTCTTTGATCTTATGACTAAAGAGCAAGCGGAAGCCAAGTTAGAAGCAATGGGAGTTACAAAACCCGCCCCAAAGAAACCGGCGGCTAAAAAAGCTCCAGCTAAAAAGAAGACCGTGAGTAAGAAGTAATGGCAACTTCAGGTACCACAGCATTCAATATGGACTTCACGGAGATCGCTGAAGAAGCGTGGGAACGTGCTGGCCGTGAAATGCGTTCTGGATACGACCTCCGCACTGCACGTCGTTCCATGAACTTGATGACTATTGAATGGCAAAACCGTGGAATTAATCTGTGGACCATTGATGAAGGCACTATTAGTCTTACAACTGGTACGTCTGAATACAATCTACCGGCTGATACTATTGATTTGTTAGAACAAGTAATACGCACCGATGCTGGTAATCAATCAACACAATCTGACCTTACGATAAGTCGTATTAGCGTAAGCACTTACGCGTCTATACCAAACAAGTTAACGCGGGGTAGGCCAATTCAAGTGTGGATTGAGCGACTTCGTGATAACCCCACAATCAACGTTTGGCCTGTTCCAGACTCAAATGAATACACATTCAAGTATTACAGGTTAAGGCGCATTCAAGACGCGGGTGATGGCGCTGAAACTGCGGACATGAACTTTAGATTCTTTCCGTGTCTTGTTGCGGGTTTGGCATACCACATAGCTATGAAAGAGCCTGAACTTTCTGATCGTTTACCCATGTTGAAACAAGTTTATGAAGAACAGTTTGAGCTTGCGGCGGCAGAAGATAGAGAAAAAACTCCCGCTCGTTTTGTCCCTCGCGCTATGAGAATTTAAGATGGGTAATCGATTTGCATCAAACAAAAGAGCGCTCGGTGTATGCGATGTGTGTGGATTTACGTACAAACTACGAGAGCTTCGTAATGTCTTTAAGAAAGGACGTGATACAAACATCAAGGCATGTCCTGAGTGTTGGGATGGCGACCACCCACAGCTTAAGTTAGGTGATTTCCCTGTAAATGATCCACAAGCGCTTCGTGATCCTCGTCCTGATTTTAATCAGCTTGCATCAAGTAGAGCTTTGATAGAGCCAGTTAAACCGGTTGTTGGTACAGTGTTTGTAGGGCGAGTTGTAGTCAATATTTCATAGGAGTCATATCATGGCAAAAGCAAAGATGAACAAGGTGATTAAAGGGTTAGAGAAAGCAAGTAAAACGCACAAGCAACAAGCTAACACATTAAAAACTGTGAAGCTGAAGGCAGGTGGTGGTATTAAGGTGCGTGGTACTGGCGCGGCTACGAAAGGGCTTCTTGCTCGTGGACCTATGGGATAAACCATGAACTATACTGAGCTGAAAACTAATATTGAAGACATCACTGAAAACACATTCACTGATGCACAGCTCGCTATGTTTACGGATCAGGCTGAACAGAAAATATATAACACTGTTCAGTTTCCCGCTCTTCGTAAAAACGTTACAGGAACAGTTACGGCTAGTAACAAATACTTATCTACGCCTACAGATTATTTGTACACCTATAGTCTGGCAGTTGTTGATGGGAGTGGTAACTATCATTTTTTACTAAACAAGGATGTAAATTTTATCCGTGAAGCCTACCCAATACAAACTACTACAGGACTGCCTAAACACTACGCTAATTTTGATGACGATACTTTTATCTTGGGACCAACTCCTGATAGCGGGTATACAATGGAACTTCATTACGGGTATTACCCTGAATCCATTGTAACAGCAAAT